TTTACAAAATGAACCACATATGTATTGAGGTGGTCAATTTCATTATTCTTCATAAATTTTAGAGTATAATAATAGTAATACCAGTTCGCCTTTTTGTCTTGATAGTGTTCTAATAGTTGTTCAATAATATCTATTAAAACAAACTCGTAAACTTTGTCGTTATTTGCGTCTTCATGAAAATTATTATTCACTATTCTCATTTCATCTATTTTTTTTATTTTTAAATTTTTATTCTTCCCAATCACCTCTTCACAGTTGTATCCAGTATAGTCATATTCGCTGCATATTTCTTCTATCTTTTTTTTAAAATATTTATTGAAAAGAAACACCATGATTTCTTCCGTAGTCGACGTCTTTAAAATACCTATGATAGACTTTGCTGAATTGTACTTGATATTTACATCAGAAAATCCCCTTTTAATTAAATTCAAAATTTCAATTTCGTCTTTCGAGTCCGGTATTTCCATATAGTCCCATTCCGCTTTTGATAACTTCTTTTGATATAAGTCAATATGTATATCTACTTCGGGTTCGGGTTCGGGTTCGCACTGTTTGTCATTTTTATTTTCCACTATTTCACTGTTTTCCGTCATGTTGTAAGTCGGTTAGTTAGTTATAAAATAAATTATGTGTTAAGATGAATGAAGCTGTACGTGTATCGTTATATAATTTTAAGAAGATATATTTAACCTACTTTAATATATTATATAAATTAATATAATCGCGATAGTTCTGAGTATGTAAAATTGAAAAGAAAATATTTAGTATATTATAATCCATATGACATCGTTATCTTTTTCTGAAAACACAGCTATGACTAGTCGTGACGCATCTTCTGCTTCTATGACCACATCCGCGTCTGCATCATTCAGGCGTCCTCCCGTCATTATAAGTTTTGACGGAAATATTGGTTCAGGAAAATCAACAAAAGTCAAAGATATTGAAAAATATTATACTGAACAAGGTAGAAATGATGTTATCTTCATTCAGGAGCCCGTTGACGCGTGGAACTCGGTTGTCGACGAAAATGGTGTGACAATTCTTTCCAATTACTATAAAGACCAAAAAAGGTTTGCGTTCAGACTTCAGATGCTTGCCTATATTTCGCGACTGTCGCTGCTTCGCGATGCTGTTAAAAAAGGTTACAAATATATTATTACCGAAAGATGTGTCGGGACAGACAGGAACGTCTTTTCGAAAATGTTATACGATAAAGGTGACATAGAACACGACGAATATATTATTTACCAAAAATGGTATGATGAATTTATAACCGATGTACCAATAAGCGCAATTGTATATATAAAGGCGTCTCCCGAAACGTGCTTGCAGCGTGTAAATATTCGCGCGAGAGAAGGAGAAAATATCCCACTTGAATATTTAAAAGAGTGTGACAGATACCACAATGAGTGGATTGAAAGCGAAAATATCCCCAAACTGGTTATTGATGCCGATATAGACTTACACAAAAACCCGGAAGCGAGTATTGGAATACTGGAACAAATTGATACATTTATTATGTCATTGTAGTGCGAATACCTTTGTCTTCGTCGTCGTCCCCTTATTTCCCATTTTCTATATACTTAACATCCAATACTCTATGCGAATTATATTTCAAAATGTCTAGCTCTTTGCTAGTAGTTGGAAATAGTTCACTCCCATATATATCTTGTAATAATAACCATTCAAACATTCCTCCAACGTATATGTAAACATTTGTAAAACCTAACTTTATTAGTTGTTCGTATTTTTTATATGTTTTTTCGTCGTTACAATTTCTACCATATAGTATAATATTTTTATTGCGATTTTTTTTAATAATAGAATTTATAATTTTCTCTTCTTCGTGGATTTGAATTGTGTTTTTTATCAAACACTTTTGCATATTATCTTCTAACGTGTTTATTATCATGTAGTTATCAACGTTGCTTCCATTACAAGCTTTTTGCATATCTTCGCAATTTATTTTTCTTATTGATAATGTATTTCCCATTATTTATATTACAACTTTACTTCTAATAATAAAAATACTGTAATTATATTTTTATTATATTTTTTGTAATTTTTATGTTTTTTGTAATTTTTATTTTTGTAATTTTTATTTTTGTAATTTTTATTTTTTTTTATAACTCCACCTCTCGTCTAATTTAATTAAAATTTACTACAATTTCTACTTTTTCTTTTTTTATACTTTTGGTCGCCGAAATTGATAACTCTTCGCGTTTTTTCCTTGTTTTATTATTTATATCCCCAGTAAATATCCCAACACATGGACCACTTTGGGTTGCATCATTTCCGTCGTTTGCGTCATTCCCGTCATTCCCGTCATTTGTATTATTTACAGAATCTGTCGATGAACTAGAAATGGAAGAACCAGACAACGATTTGTTCTTCGAAGTACTGTTCCTATTATTCATATCTTTTTCGATATTTGAATAATTTTCTTCTATATAACGAATTACATTGTTTTCTAGAGCCCATTTGAAAAAGTTTAACTGCCCTATTGTTGTCTGAATATATTTACCATCTTTATATGGAACTGTTATTCTATCCCACCTACAAAAAGGGTCGAACCTTTTCTTTGAGTATGCCTTCAATTTTAACTTGTAGTCTACATACACTTTAAAGCGACGCTCCGTATTCGGTATCTCATATACTGTGTAATATTTTTTTGCATAGTTCGTTGCAAACCAGTCTATTATCCTTAACGAAATTTTCGACTGTCCGTTTATTATTAGCAGCATATAATCCATATTGTTACCCTCTTCATAGAATTTTAAAAGATTATTCAGTAAAAGGTCGTTCTGGGTTGTATAATTAGAATATGTAGAGGTGGTATTGGCATTAGAAGACATTATAACTTTTATTTTAATTGTATTTGTATTTGTATTTGTATTCGTATTTATTAAAATAAAGTTCATTTTAAATGCTTTTTGTGTAATTTAAAATAAGTATAATATTTACAAATAAGTATAATATTATAATATTTTACTGTCAATAGTTTTACTATCGTAGATTTTATCATCATGGTCTTTTTTAATAAATCTCATCTGTTTTCCCATTTTAAACCGGTCACTATTCATCGTTCCTCTTCTCAAGTTACAATCTAAACATGCAATAACTATGTTGTCATTGTTGTGTCCATAGTTATTGTCCACCCTGTCAATCGTCCACTGTGTCTTTGATAAGACTTCGTTATATATAATATAGCATTTTTTTTGACAATAATAGCATTTTAACGCACAACTTGTTAACTTTGACAATACATGCTCCATGTCAATAAATTTATCTTTTTCGTATAATTCCTTTTCTATGTCTTGCTGTTTATATCCACTTATTTTTTTTTCGAGTTCTTTTATGAAAATCTCACGGTTCTCTAGTGGTCTCACATCCATATAGAGCTTGTTTATCAATGATACTTGTTCGTCATGACTCTCGTAAAAGGTAATAATATCTTTTGAAAATTTTTTCAAAGAATTTCTCTCGCATATCATATCTGGATTTTCTAAAGTTTTTATCTTATCCGTATTTCTTTTTCCTGTTATTGAAATTGATTTCATGGTTTTGTGTTTTATATCATAAATATAACAAATAGAAAAAAGGTTAAACTTTACTTTATATATAATATATACAAATATATACAAAATGAGCAAAGATATGAAAGACCTGAAAAATATAAAATATAAGTCGATGCTTTTAAGTAATAGTACCTATAATAATTTAAGTCCGAGAGAGACAAACGATGTAAATAACATTAACGACTTTCTTGAAAAAGAAAAACAAACACATACAAATGAACTTTGGAGTAAGCTCGACAAAACAATCAAAATGCAAAAAATTCGCGTTTTTATTGAAAACTATTCCACTATTAATAATCTTACAGCAAAAGAGTCCAAAAATTTACTGTCGTTTTTAACTGCAAGCCTTGACCAAAAACGTCTATCAAAAGCAAAAGACGTTATTTATGACCGCGAAAATGGTGTTATAAAATCAATCCCTTGTCTTTTGTTCAATCAAGTCAGTCGCAAATTTACGCTAAAGCGATGCGAAAAACGGCAGTCTACATTAAAATGTCTTCCTCCTAAAAGAACAAATAAAACACGTGACAATAAAGGAACAAAGCTTGTCGGAGTATCTTCGAACGCGAATTCGAGAAATAATTCTAATCATAATAGTGATGATGATGATAGCAAGTAGTGTGTAAAATATTCACAGTTATATATTTGCCCGAATAACTATTTATTTTCATCTTATTATAAAATTGATACTGACTTAGAAATAGTTCTCTATTTATATTAACCAACCTCTTGCCGTACTGTAACGTACCATACCATATTCATTTGTTTTAACGATTCTTTAAAACGCCATGAAAGATGTTTCCGTTCAAACAGATGATATTTTAATAAATGGTATTCCTTTGAATGAATTCATTAAAAATAATAGCAATATTGTAGAAAATAATAATTCAGTTTGGGATTTTCTGAATGAAAATAATAGTGAGACCGATGACGATGATGATGAACACCATAATGGTAACATACGGTGTGATATTGTCGGTATTTGTCCTCCATTGTCCGACATAGATATACAAGAAATGCGAGAATCTATTTTCCACTGCATTGAACAGAATGTAATACATAATCCTCTGTCATTTAGCGACCCGACATTTCACGCAAAGTTAGAGAATTCCGTATATGAAATTATAGATGAGACATTTTCGTATGGTTCGTATGGTTTGCTTATTCGAAATGACGTATTTACGTTCACGGATGATATGGAAAATAGCATCGAAAATGTTGTAACTAGTTGTCTAGAAGAATATTTTGACGTCATTGTTCCACCGAGGTCTTACCCGACCACCTGTATTTTACATCCCCCAAATGTCGCCGAAGTAACTAAAAAAATAGAATACTTAAAATCAATCCCACAAGAAGAACAAAGAACCGCGGGGTGGTATATTTTTCGGAATAAACTTATTACGGCAAGTGCTGCATGGAAAGTATTCAAGTCGGAATCATGTGTCAACCAGCTTATTTATGAAAAATGTAAACCACTTAGCATTAGCATTACCTCTGCATCGTCTCTCGGCGAAATAGATGACATGGATGATGCGGAAAGGAATAAAGAACAAATAATAGTAGAAAAGTCTTTTGTTAATACAAACTCGCCTCTTCACTGGGGACAAAAATATGAAAAGTTGTCGGTTATGATATATGAAGCAAAAAATAATACAAAAGTTGGTGAATTTGGTTGTATCAAACACCCCAAATATGATTTCTTAGGAGCCTCACCGGATGGAATCAACGTTGACCCCTGCTCGCCATTATATGGGCGAATGTTGGAAATTAAGAATATATTCAATCGAGAAATAACGGGAATACCAATTGAGGAGTATTGGATACAAACACAGCTTCAAATGCAGGTGTGTGATTGCGATGAATGTGATTTTCTAGAGACGTGTTTTAAAGAGTATGAAGATGAAGCGGCGTTTTTACACGACTCTTGTTCGGATAATGATGCCGAGTTTTATTTAACATCCGCTAGAATGACGAAAGGTGTTATTGCTTATTTTATAAAAGATGGTAAGCCGTTTTATGAGT